TATATATCCATTTACATGGATATATATATGTATTATTTGCATACGTTTCGAATCGATAATGGTATTAGTTGCTTTAATCACAGAGGCGTGAATTGTTTCTTTAGTATTATGTGGAAAAGCATCACCTCTGATGGAATGCATAGTGAATTCCATCGTGGAAAAGTAGCACTTAGTGATTCCTATGTCTGCTAAAAGATAGTTTCTTGCAGCAATTTGGAATCTGTGTTTAAAGTGTCTAATAAAATTAAAAATACAAAAACAAAACAAAAATATTCTTATTAGATCGGTGGATTTAATCCACCCCAATAAAGATCTATTTTCGTCTTTTATGACGGTATATATGTTGTGGGTACTGAATCTTAAAACGAAACCCTCCCCCCAGCGGCCCTGTTGGATCGCCCAACGTTCTTGAATAGAGAAGTGGAGGGAATCCACGTACTATTTCCGGAGCGAGCTGGTAACTCGCGTCGTGTGAGCCGGTTATTCTCGCACGGTCGTTTGTCTCCTGGACGACTGATCAAATCAGGATTGACCCATTGTACACGGGATTGTAGTGTACTTCTCTCATGAAAAATACAAAAAATATTTCACCAAACCATGAAGGGACGGATAGCGCCGTGCCCAACAGCGTTTATGAAGAGGTGGATCGCGCCACCCAATTACCACATGTTTCTCAATTACCATTTGATGTAGAAATCGATACCGATGACATTGATAATTTTTATTCTAGAGATCACGTTAAAACTAAGACACCACAATTCGGTGGTGGCAAAGGTTTTGAATTTGATTTCGTACAGAAACTTAAGCGATTACATCTCGAAAGAGATAAATTCATGGATGCCGTATCCGGGATCATATCGCCGGAAGACTTAGATCATATTGTTTCAACTTTTGAAGCAGTTGGTCTATATTTATATAAGATCGCTTCCATAACAACGTGGAACGATTTTATTGTGGAAACAATTATTTTCTTCAAAATGATCACTCCACCTAAAACCAGTCTACTCGGTTTATCTCTACGTTTTTTTGTAGAACATCTAGTATCGATCTGGACTGATACCGAAATTTCAGTTCAGGGAGGTCTAGATGATTTAATGAATTTCAAAGGTTTCTCAGATTCTTTCACTTTTAAAGGTCTAGCTACCGCTATGTCTAATTTTGACTCGATTTTCGAATCAAAATTGGCAAAGAAATTTATTAAATTTATAAAATTTTTAAGTTGTTTTTCTTTCATGCGCGTTCTAGGACTCAACCTAGAAAGTGATGAAATAAAGTCCAAGTATCTTTTGGATAAATTGTACGCTAAAAATTGGCATTTTGGAGTCGATTTCGCACAATGTGTGTGGGATCTTTCCAAATTTGTCATTTCTAAGTGTGCTCTTTTCTTTGAGACTGGCGATTATTCCGTTTTCTTCCAAGATGCGGATGATGTTACCAGATGGGGTATTTTAGCAGACGAATTATATGCTAAATCCCTGTATCTTGGAGATCCACAAGGACACAACTTAGACGTTCATAAGTATCGTCTGGAAGTTATGGAGACGCTTGACAATGGCAAACAGCTTATGTTAAACATTCCTCCTAATCACCCAAATCGAACTTATATCTCGACGAAAGTCTTGCAGTTAGTACGAATTGAGGCGGAAATGAACTCCCAAGACGCTATTATGAGACCGCGTCAATCACCTTTTGCAGTTCTTGTTGCCGGGAACTCAAGTATTGGTAAATCATCTGTGATTGAAATTTTATTCCATTATTATGCGAAGGTATCCACCTTGTGTGGGCAACCTCTGGAATCAGATAAAAAGTATTTCTATACTCTGAATCCAAAAGCTAAATATTGGGACGGTTTTACTTCACAGTGGTGTGTCAATCTTGATGATATTGCATGTAATTTTGCAAATGGCAAGCAAGAGGATGATGAAACACTTGATGAATTGTTGCAAGTTGTCAATAATGTTGCGTATATGCCAGATCAGGCAGCTCTTGAGAAGAAAGGTAAAACCCCTCTTCAAGCTAAGTTGTGCCTTGCCACAACTAATCAAATTGATCTTAATGTGCGTTATTATTATCAACATCCATATGCAGTTATTCGTCGATTCCCCATAATTCTTGAAGTTAGGGTCAAAGAAGAATTTGCTACTAATTTCAACGGGGTCACTAGATTAGATCCAGCTAAAGCCTCATTTGCCAGAAGCGAAGGAGGATTGCAGGATTTGTGGACTTTCCACACCTATAAAGCTGAACCATATCTAGGTAAAAACGAAAGAACACTTTTCAAATTAGTTCCTGACACTGTTTTTACAAATATACAAGATTTCCTGGCCTATTATGGTACTGAAATTCGAAATCATATTGAAACCCAGCAAAAGGTTTTAAATGTGATGTCATCAGTAAAAGACATTAAGGTTTGTGAATCTTGTCTCAGGACTAATTGCTCTTGTGGAATTACATCATTTGAACCACAAACAGGTAGATCTCGCCAAAATAGACGCCCGACATACACAGGACTGAGTTATTCAAACTGCCATTCTGTGCGAGCTTGGGTGTTGCTCACTTTATATTACATTTTAACATACAGCCTTTCTGGCTGTTCTCATCTGTTACATTATATATCTGTGGGTTCATTTAAAGTAGCCTTATCAATCATGCAGTTTTCTAAATGGTTGGAGGATACTAGCAAATGGTTGAGATATTTACCAGTTGTGGCTCTATTGCGGTTAGTGACATTTCCACTAGCCGCTATTACCAGTGTGTCACAAATGTTTGATAGATGTATACTTAGATTTTCCGAGCGTTTAACATATACTGTTACATTCGTTAAGTTGCATAAGTGCAACATCTTGAAAGCTATAGGTGTCCTTTTGCCTATGGTACTCGCTCTCTTTTTTGTTTATAAGCATTATAGCAAGAAAGATGAGAAGAAGTCCAAGAACACAATTGTGCCTCATGGGGCGGTGTATGGAAAACCACCAGCACCCATGTCCTATGAGCGTCCACAAGTCTGGTATAATGGTGACATTCCAACTGTGAATATGGAAGTCTCACAGCAAAGCCAATCCTTGAAGGGGAGATCTCTGTCAGAGATCATTTCCATATGGGAAAACAACTTATACACTGTGATCTTTCATAGAGATGAGGAGTACAGCGAGAATCGTGCTTTTGCCATAGTTGGACAAGTATTCTGTATGAACAAACATGCAGCAGTACAAAAGTTCGACTATTTATTCCTGATTAACACTGTCGGAGGTGTTACACGGAAGAGACGAATAGAACGATCAGCCTTAGATTTCAAGTACATAGAGGGTACTGACATTGCTCTCTTTGAAGTGCTAGATCTTCCTCCTCATAGAAGCTTGCTTCCATATTTTGTAGATCAAGATGTGAACCATGCTTTACCAGCAACATATGTCATGCGATTACCAAATGGATCTATTGACACAATACCCCTGTCACATATATTGTCAGATAGGACTATCGACAAAAAAGTTATGAGTCAGTTAGGTATGCACCCTGGTAACGCGTTGCGTGGTGAAGTTCGTAACATTGATAATGTGCGAGCGACTCAGCATGGTGATTGTGGATCATTAGCAGTCCACATTTCTACTAATGGTCCACTTATCCTGGGGATGCACATTGCTGCTCTCCAGAAACCAGCTGATGGTAAAATAGTGTATGCACAAGTCTTTAAACAAAGTTTGTTGTTGCACTTTTTAAAGAAACACTTTTCAAATCGTGTTTTAATCCAAGGTGGATTTCCCTTCTTTGGTTACAGTGAATTTGGTACTCCAATACTAGGTCCATTGCACCATAAAGCGACAGTTCGCTACATAGAAGATGGAAATGCTACTGTGTACGGTTCGTTTGTGCGTTCACAGCCGACCCCTAAATCGCGTGTAGGTTTCACGCACATCTCGCGTTTCATTCAAGAATTAACGAAAGATGATCCGTTGCCTATTATTGATTGCACAGTGCCACCTTATATGCGTGGATGGGAACCGAAGCGAGCCAGTCTTGCTATTATGGTTAACACCAATGACAAAGTGGACTGCCAGTTATTGCGTACATGTGTCGACTCATTTACAACTGATATTCTATCTAGAATGGATGTGAAGTATATGAATCATTTGCATGTGCTTGATGATATGACTACTATTAATGGATATCCAGGTATTTCTTACTTGGATAAAGTTAAGCGTCAGACATCAGCTGGATTTCCTTGGTCTACACCAAAAACCCGATTGGCTGTGAAGCTACCACCTACTGAATTGTATCAGGACCCAATTGATTTCATCGATGATGTTAAGCGAAGAGTCTCTACTATAATGAGTATGTATGAGCGTGGTAGTGTCTCTTGCCCAGTTTTTACTGCCCATTTCAAAGATGAGCCTGTATCTCGCGAGAAAGCCGAAAAGAAAAAGACGCGTGTGTTCTGTGGAGCACCGCTGGATTTTGCGCTCATAGTGCGAAAATTTCTTCTCCCTTTTGTTCGAGTTTTACAGTCAAATCGATTCATTTTTGAAGCAGCACCTGGAACCGTAGTCACCAGTTTTGAGTGGCAACAACTATACGATTATCTTATCGCCTTTGGTGAGGGTAATATTGTAGCAGGTGATTATTCAAAATTTGACAAGAGAATGCCACCACACTTTATTCTAGCAGCATTTGATGTTATTAGAAATGTGTGTGAGGCAAGTGGTAACTACTCGGAGAGTGAATTGCAGATCATTGACTGTATTGCACTGGATACAGCTTTTCCAAGTGTAAATTTCTTTGGTGATTTGATACAATTTCACGGTACCAATCCATCAGGACATCCCTTAACTGTTATTGTCAACAGTCTAGTGAACTCTTTGTACATTCGATACGCATTTTCAAAATGTTGTCCGAATGTGCCTATTGAAAAATTTCAAAGTTTGGTTCATCTTATGACTTATGGTGATGATAATATCATGGGAATATCCGATAGCGTGGTTAACAGATTCAATCATGTGACCATTGCTAGGGCATTAGGCGATATTGGAGTTGTTTACACAACTGCTGATAAAACAACAATTGTCAACCCTACCATAAATATAAAGGATGCGTCCTTTTTGAAACGAAATTGGGTGTGGCACGATGAGCTTAAAGTTTTTGGTTGCGTCATTGAACATGATTCAATCAGTAAGAGACTTACTCGTTGTTTGCACTCAAAAACGTATCACAAAGAATTCCATTCTGTTGAGGTCTTGACTTCAGCACTCGATGATTATTTCTGGTATGGAAAGGAGACTTTTGAGCACCGGCGTGCACAGTTTTTAGCAATTATTGAACATTTCGAATTACAGGCTTATTGTCCTTCTGCTGATCTCCTACCTACGTGGGAGACATTAGTGAACAGATTTCACAAGCAAAATTTTCAACTTCATCTGTTGAAGGAGTATGAAAAATATGTTGGGTGTTCTGTTCCAGTAGAAAATTTGAATTGACAAAAAGAAAATAAAAAGAAATCTTACGAGTAGCTTCGTACAGCTAATAGACGGTATATATGTTGTGGGTACTGACTCTTAAAACGAAACCCTCCCCAAAACCAATTACTATACTATCATGGCAGATCATACATATTCTAATGACTTAAATGTGAATGTGAGCGCTCAAGGCTCACCTGAAAATGTTGTTCCACAAACTCCAGTTAATTTGACAACTGAAGTTAGTAATGTTCAACATCAAGTTTTGAATTTTCAAGAATCGACTCCAAGTCCGACGCTTGAGTTTTCGTCTAATGTTGATCCGACTTACTGTTTTGACAGTACAGGTATGGACGAGCTTAAGGATTTTTTGTCCCGTCCAGTGTTAATTCACGATTTGACTTGGACTGAAGGTACTCCATTTGTGGTTTCGAACCACAGAATTTGGGAAGAATTCATTGATCATCCTATCATTCAAAAGAAGATGGATAATTATTCATTCGCAAATTTTAACCTTCATTTAAAGTTCGTAATTAATGCTTCACCATTTTATTATGGTGCTTTAATGGTAACTTACAAGCCATTACCTCTGTTTGTTGCTGCAGGTTCAAACATATCCTTCACTGGACCTTCACAAAGGCCTCATGTGTGGATAATGCCCCAGTGCAACCAAGGTTCAGAGCTTGTCATTCCATTTTTCTACCATAAAAATTGGTTGAATATCACCTCCCGTTCTGATGTTCAGGAAATGGGAGAGATTGATATATTTGAAGTTGTTCCACTGACTAATGCTAATGGTGTTACTGGTGATTCAGTCAATATGCAGGTTTATGCTTGGGCAGAAAACGTGAAATTAACTGGAGCCACAGCAAAATTGGCGTTGCAATCCGGAAAACCAGTATCCAAATCTGGTTCTAAGGATGAATATGGTCAAGGACCTGTCAGTAGAATTGCTTCCTCTGTAGCAGCTTCAGCGCGAGCTCTTGTTACTGTTCCTTATATTGCTCCATTTGCAAAGGCGACAGAAATAGGAGCCTCAGCTGTTTCAAAAATAGCTAGCTTGTTTGGTTTTACCAACGTGCCAGTTATTTCAGATGTTATGCCTTACAAAAACCTACCATTTCATGGTATGGCAAGTGCTAACATTGGACAGCCAGCTGAAAAATTAACAATAGATCCTAAAAACGAGTTGTGTGTTGACCCACGCACCGTTGGTTTAGGGTCTGGAGATGAAATGTCAATCGCCTACATTGTACAGAAAGAGTGTCTACTAGCTGTGTGCACCTGGTCATCAACTGATGCATCAGATACACAATTATTTGGTGCTCCTGTACAACCCAGTCAGTGGAACAGCTTGGCTGTCACTGCTGGTGTAGCTTATGAATTAGCTCCAATGTGTATGATTGCTCAAAATTTTACCTTTTGGCGTGGAGATATTATTTTTCGTTTCAAGGTTGTTTGCACTCAGTATCACAAGGGACGCTTACGCGTTACCTGGGATCCTAGTGCAGATCTTGCTACGACAACTGATACTCAAACTTCGAGTTTTACTCGTATCGTTGATTTATCACCAGACCTCGATTTTGAGGTAAGGTGTAATTATCTGCAAGCACGTCACTGGTTGAGCAATCAACAAATTATTGATTTTACTACAGTAACATCTTATTCTTCAATTGATACAGGAGGTGTTATCACATATCCTACTGGTACCTTTAATAACGGCGTTATTAATGTTCGAGTATTAAATGAGCTAACATCTCCTGTTGCTGCATCCGATATAAAAATTTTGGTTTTTGTTAGAGGTGCAGACAATTTGGAGTTTGCATACCCACGTGTTGACGAATCTAACCGTTTGAGTTATTTTGCACCACAATCAGGTAATTGGCTTAGTGTGGACTCATCCATCAATGCTAATAATGATCGTGGTACTCCGCCAATGCAGGAGTATGTTTACCAAGGAGAAAGTGTTAAGAGTATGCGTTCTTTGTTACGTAGAACTACATATGAAATGACTTCTGGATTTCAAGGTGTTTCCGTTGTGAACCCTGGACTTCAGATTGTTTCATATAACTTAACCAAGTATCCCCGTCCTCCTGGCTGGGATCCTTCATCTCCAACAGATGCTGTGAATTCAGTAGCTGTTCCACAACCTTATACATATGCTAAATGGTCAGCATATCATTGGTTTGTACCGTGTTTTGTAGGATCGCGAGGTTCTATAAATAGAATGTACAATCTTAATACTACAGGAGGAAATCTTAAGGAGAACATCGACCATTTTGCTGTTAGCGAACAGTCAGCGACTATACCACGCTCGGGTGGTAGAATTACTGAAGTTGGCGCTTTAGCAACTGGTGTTTTCCCTAACAATGTAGCCTATGCAGGTACAGCTCTCACCAATGGTGGAAGTGGCCAAGCAATGGTTAACAAAATGTCGCAAACAGGTTTAGCTGTGGTTCATCCACACTATTATCCGTACCGATTCGTTGGTACTGATCCTGTTACACAAGCTATTGGAAATGATAGAGATGATACTTTGTACCATCACAATCTTATTCAATTTTCTTTGTTTGGAGCATCGCTCGGACAATCACTGGAGCAAATAAGCTTGGAGCGCTATGTATCAATTGGAACTGATTTTTCAGTTTTCTTTTTCTTACAAGTGCCAAAAATTTATTTGTATACGACATCTCCAGTACCACCTTAGGAGAGGTGCGGCCTCTCCCTGTACACATGGTGAAGTGTGTGTGTACAGTAGACGTTTATATAATGCAAACATGATTTTTATGTACCTCAGATGTGTAAACGTCTGGGCGAAACTTTTTGCCATGTCGCGCATTTTAATAAATTGTCACGTTCACTCGTGC